GATGCGAATGGTAATGGTGAGCCAACTGTATTTACTTTTGATCATGCTGAGATGCAACCAGATAGTACTGACAAACTAAGGAGTTTACTTGAGGATGCCTCATTATTGATTATGCATAATGCCCAACATGATTTGCAATGGCTGTGGAATTGTGGATTCAATTTTGATTGTGATATATACGATACAATGTTAGCTGAGTATGTCTTACAGAGAGGAGTTAAGAAAGGAACTTCATTAGAGAAGTGTGCAGAACGCTATGAGTTGCCACAGGGCAAGTCAAGCATACTGAAAGACTACTTTAAAAAGGGATATACAACTAGAGATATACCACATGCTGAATTAAGTAGTTACTTAAAGGATGATATCAGAATCACTCGTTGTTTGTATTGGGCATTGTTTAAAAGATACCAAGATCAAGAGAATCAATCTCTGCGTAGAGTCTTAGATATTAAGAATAAAGTGTGCAAGACACTAACTCGCATGTACATGAATGGCATGAAAGTTGACGAGATGGAACTAGAAAGGGTGCGAAACGAGTTTGAACAAGAAAAGACAGATATAATATTTGAGTTGTCTGATCAAATGAAAGTGTTAATGGGAGATACCCCTATTAATTTGAATAGTCCTGAACAATTATCACAAGTTATCTACAGTAGAAAGGTTATTGATAAGAAGGTATGGGGAGAAGAGCTGTTTCATTTTGTTAAAGACAAGAAAGCTTTTAATCAATGCGTTGAACAGAATACTGTTCCTATGTACAAAACTAAAGCTATACAATGTGATGAGTGTAAGGGCAACAAAAAGGTATACAAAACTAGAAAAGATGGTTCTCTATTTAAGAAACCTAATATATGTAAGAAGTGTTTAGGTGAAGGCTTTCTGTTGATACCATCTCAATCTATCGCAGGTTTACGATTCAAACCTACGAGTAAATCTTGGGTAAGTGCTAATGGTTTCTCTACTGCAAAAGGTGATCTTGATGTACTACAGAATCAAGCAACAGCAAATAACTTAATTCCACAAGCTAAGTTTATAGCTAATGTAAAAAGGTTATCTGCTTTAGATTCGTACTTGTCATCGTTTGTGCAAGGCATTAAGACATTTACAAAAGAAGATGGGTTCTTACATGTGGGTCTAACACAACATGTTACATCTACAGGAAGATTTAGTGGACGTAACCCTAATATGCAGAATATGCCTAGAGGTGGTACATTCCCTGTTAAGAGAGTTTTTGTATCTCGTTTTGATGGTGGGCAGATACTTGAAGCGGACTTTGCTCAATTGGAGTTTAGAGTGGCGGCATTTCTATCTCAAGATGAAGTTGCAATGCAAGAGGTGAGAACAGGCTTTGATGTGCATAGTTATACTGCTAAGATTATATCTGATGCGGGACAGCCTACGAGCCGTCAGGTAGCTAAGATGCATACGTTTGCTCCGCTTTACGGCGCAAGTGGGTATGGCAGAACGAAAGCAGAAGCAGAGTACTATACGCATTTTAATGAAAAGTATAAAGGAATTGCAAAGTGGCATAAAAAGTTAGCTGATGAGGTAGTTGCAACAAAGCGAGTGACAATACCATCAGGTAGACAATACGAATTTCCATTAGCTGAAAGGAGAAGAAATGGTAGTGTAAGTTTTTTTACTATGATTAAGAATTATCCTGTTCAAGGTTTTGCAACAGGTTGTATTGTTCCGATAGTCTTATTGGAATTTGAGAAATTGTTAGGAAATCTACAGAGTTGTTTAGTAAACACAGTACACGATTCAATCGTTGTTGATGTACATCCTAACGAGGTGGATGAAGTGATAGCGGCAGTAGCACACCTAAATCAAAATCTGCACGACATCATCCACCAATACTATGATATTGATTTTAATGTACCATTATTATTAGAATCAAAAATAGGAAAGAATTGGCTTGACACGAGAGAAATTTAGTGTATAACTATACATTCTATAAAAGTCGAAAGTGAGGATATAATGACTACCAATATAGTAACACAAGATAATATGAATACATACAATGCCGAAATGGCAAAGATTATGGGTGTAGGTGACGATGGAGATTCATCTGAAACTAAAACATCCACATTAGCTAGAGTAAAGATTATTCATGCACCAATCATGGGCATGAAAACCATTGATGGTGAGGAAACAGAAACTGTTGTTGTCAAAGGTGGTTCGTACTCTATACAAATGCCTGACGATAAGATTGTTTATGGTAGCAAACTAACGATGCGACCATTTATGCAGAGGTACATGTACAAGAAATATGTACAGGGTACTGATGCAGATAATCCGGGCTACTTTGTAAAAACAATCATGGCTGATTCTTTAAATCAAGACCTTAAAGATACGCATGGTGGTTACAACTGTGGTAAACCCGCAGGGTACATCAAAGACTTCAAGGCACTTAGTGAGGATATGCAAAAGCTTATACGTACAATCAAACGTGTGCGTGTTATATTTGGTTTAGCTACACTTACTAATCCTGTTGATGAGAGTGGTAAGAAGATCAATAACTTTGATACCAACATTCCTGTTATCTTTGAAGTAGACAATAGGACTAGCTTTAAAACATCAGGTGAGCCTTTTGCATCATTAGCTAAACGTAAGCATTTACCTATACAACACCTAATTGATTTTAGTACTGAAGTACAAGAACTAAAAACAGGTGGCAAGTATTACACAGTTCTTGCTAAACTTCGTAGTGAGTCAATGGATGTGAACAAGGAAGATGCTGAGACACTACAATCTTTCTTAGATTGGATCACTAATTATAATAGCTATGTGACTACTAGCTTTGATGAGAAGAGAGGTAACTCTGTATCAGAAGAAGAAGTAGAGATTATTGATCAGATTATGGGCAATGATTTACCTGAAATTGAGGTAGCCTAATGAACCATCCTGTTGAACTGTTGGCTCAAGCCTATCTTAAAGATATCGTTAATAACAAAACTAAGATGGACTCCGACATTATAGAAACTGTTGTTAATGATATACGAGATGCCTTGCACCGACAGTTTGCAGGGGAAACACGACAAGAGTTTAGATTAAGACCATCTAACTTGGGCAGACCTAAATGCCAACTGTGGTTTGATAAGAACAAGCCTAGTAAAGCATCTGATCTGCCCTCTAACTTTGTCATCAATATGTTTCTAGGAGATGTTGTTGAAGCGATATTCAAAGGCATCTTACGAGCCATGAAAGTTGAGTTTCAAGATAATGGCAAGATTGACCTAGACGTAGATGGTGAAAACATTACAGGCGAATACGATCTTATTTTAAATGGTAAAGTTGATGACGTTAAATCAGCATCAGCTTGGTCATATAAGCATAAGTTTGATAATTATAGTAGTTTAGCAGAGCATGATGCGTTTGGTTACATACCACAATTAGCTATTTATTCAGAGGGTACAGGTGCTGATGTAGGTGGTTGGTGGGTAATCAACAAAGGCAATGGCGAGTTCAAGTACGTATCAGCCGAGCAGATGGACAAAGATGCTGTAATGAAAGATGTTAGATCAACTGTTGCTTATATAAATAATGATGAGCCTTTTGAGAGGTGCTATGAACCTATTCCTGAAACATACAGAGGAAAAGAGTCAGGCAACATGGTCTTACCTAAAGAGTGTCACTTCTGCAAATATAAATATGATTGTTGGGATAACATACAGGAGCTACCATCTAAAGTATCTCAAGCTAAAGAGCCACCTATGGTAGAGTACATATCTTTAGCATGAGGAGAAGACACAATAAACGTAAGTATCGTAGTGGTCTAGAAGAAAAAGTAGCAGAGTTCATACAAGAGCATGAGTCTTGTGTTCGCTATGAGGAGTTCAAGATCAAGTGGACAGATGTACGTTTTAGAGTATACACTCCTGACTTTGTTTTAGATAATGGTATTATTATTGAAACAAAAGGACTGTTTACTAGTGAGGATCGTAGAAAACATATTGAAGTACAAAAGCAACATCCTGAATTAGATATTCGATTTGTCTTTACAAATGAAAGAAGTAAACTATATAAAGGTAGCAAGACAACTTATGGTATGTGGTGCGATAAAAACAATTTTAAATATGCAACGAGGATTATACCTCTTAAATGGTTAAAGGAAAAAAGTAATGTATCAACTAGGAAAAGATGACATAGCACTTATGTTCTTCTGTGGCGAAGACAAAGATGGTAAATGGAATGGTTGTTATGAAATTAAAATGTACTGTGATTACG